AACTTCTAGACCAGTTCGTAAAAGACCTGTTGTAAAGAACGATGATACAGTTACTACTTCTAGACCTATTCGCAGAAGACCAGTAGTTCTAACTTCTAGACCAGTTCGTAAAAGACCTGTTGTAAAGAACGATGATACAGTTACTACTTCTACACCTATTCGCAGAAGACCTGTAGTAAAGAACGACGATATTGTTCCAACGCCCAGACCTATTCGCAGAAGACCTATTGTAAAGAACGATGACGTTGTTGTCTCAACTCCTAGGCCTACAATAATAAACAATGACGATGTGGTTCCAACCACCAGACCTATTCGCAGACGCTCTCGTAAAACAAATTCTCCTATTAATACATCAACTAGAATACCTACTGTTACAATAACCAATAGACCAAGCAGAACGCCTACTGCTTCAAACACTCTTCAACTAAGTGTTAGACCAAGTGTTAGACAAACTATTAGACCAACTACTAGGCCAACTGCAAGGCCAACTGCAAGGCCAACTGTTAGACCAACTGTTAGACCAACTGCAAGACCAACTGTTAGACCAACTGCAAGACCAACTGCAAGACCAACCGCAAGACCAACTGCAAGACCAACTGCAAGACCAACTGTTAGACCAACTGTAAGACCAACAATGACGCCTTCAATAGGTTATATTTCACCTCCTACCATGATACCAATTAGCTGGGCAGCTTTTTCTAGTGCACCAGTTCCAATAACCAGTAATTTTCCAACGCGTGTACCAACGTTTTCGATGTTTTCTATAATTACACCGCCACCAAATTCTCGTATTATTTCAAGCCCTACAACTTCTCCTAGTTTTTTAAGATCAACAACTATATCAAACCATCCAACTGCTTCATTAACCCCAGGGCCGACTCCGTTTCCTTCTACTACACCGACTTCTAAACCCACAACAGCACCATCGTTTACACCAACGAATGCTCCGCCAATTTTAACTCAACCACCTACTTCAAACACAGTTGATACATCTTCTTTAAATAAAGGAACTTCTAACGGTGACAGTCAGGTTTCATCTACAACAATAGGAGCGGCTGTTGCAAGCGTTGTTGTATTATTAATCATTATAATTCTATGCGCTCTATTTATTTGCAAGAAATCAAATAAACCATCGCCTTTTGAGATATGGACTGCACATTACAATAATAAAACGAATAATGCACAACTTCGCCAAACTACAGAGACAAGGAATGAACCAGAAGACATACATCATTTTTATAATAGAAGTCCAAGACCATCGATTAATCAAAATCCTCCATTTACTCCACACTTATCTGGAAAGATCTCAAGTAGAAATTCTCAATTAGGAGGACAATTAGGTTCGCAAAGAAATTCTCAGCGATTTTCATTACCTAATAGAAACGCTGTCTACAAACATGAATTATAATATATTTATAATGATAAAGATATTATACAATGCCTATGGTTCTCTAATATAGTTGGTAGATATGTCATTATAAATAATGGGTATCTCAAAAGTGTAAATTAGGTTTTGAGAAATATCGTTATAATAATCACTCATTATTCCTATTAAACTATTAGTTAATATATTACGAGCATTGTTATAAGCGGTATTAACACTTTCGCTTCTATTGGTTTGTCGTTGATTGTTTCTATTCTGATTTCTCTCTGCGCTATATTCTCTTATGTCATATCTACAAACAGGGCATCTTACATGTTCTCGAAACCAATTTTCAATCGCTGTTCTACGAAAAATATGACCACAATGTATTATTCTACATACTTCATCACCGGTTTGAAACTCTTCTAACGTAATAGGACAACTATTATTATACTGATGATCCTCATTTGAGTATTCATAATTTACGGTTGCAGATTCTATTTGGGCTTGACTTGGTCTAACTATTACATTTTCTGCAAAAGTATTGACAGGAGTTGTTGCTCTACGATTTACCGTTGGATTTACTAAGTAATATAATAGGTTATCTATATTAGTTCTTGTATTCCTAGTATAGCTCCTTTCTTGATTAGTTGCTCTATTTGGGACATTTACATTAGCATTCTGAGAATTATTTACCATCAGGAAAATTGTCTGTATTATCATTCTCATATTTTCTTGATAATCGCGCATGTTTGCATTATACAAATAGAGCAATTCTCTAAGGACGTTTATATTATTTGTATTATCGTCTTGTCTTCTTGTTCTAGAAGTTGAGTTTCTATTATTTGTCCTGGATCTGTTAATTTCATTTAATAATCTTTCCACTTCTTCATGCCAATCATTTAAATCAACAAAAGAATTAAATGCATTATCCATTCTTCTTGAATAATATAAAGATAATTATCTATATATACTTATTGATTATTATTAAATTATGGACCTTTCAAAGTACAAGGATAAAGGAAAAATAGGATTAGAAAACTTAGGTAATACTTGTTTTTTAAATGCTTGTATGCAGGTATTAAATCATACATATGAGCTAAATGCTTTTTTGGATTCGGATAAACATAAACGTAATTTTAAAAATGATTTACCAGATTCTAACATTTTAATAGAATGGGATGATCTCAGAAAGGTTATGTGGAGTGGAAATGGTGTAGTTAGTCCAAACAGGTTCGTTCATAACGTTCATAAGATAGCTAATGTAAAGGGCAAGGACATTTTTACCGGATGGACGCAAAATGATATGCCAGAGTTTCTATTATTTTTCATTGATTGCTTACATAACAGTATTTCCAGAGGTATAAATATAAAAATTTCTGGTAATCCAGAAAACAGTATCGACACCACGGCTATAAAATGCTACGAGATGTTAAAAACTACATACGCGAAAGAGTATTCAGAGATTATGGATCTGTTTTATGGGATTTATGTTTCTGAAATAGTTTCAAAAGATACTGGAGTAAAGCATGTAATAAAACCAGAAACTTATTTTATATTGGATTTGCCTATTTTAGAACCAAAACTATTAGCAAAAAACTTATACGAATGCATGGATATATATTGCAAACCAGAAATTTTAGAAGGAGATAATGCATGGTTTAATGAAAATACAGGAAAAAAGGAGGATATTAAGAAACAAATCACTTTCTGGAGTTTCCCAAAAGTTCTAGTTATTACTTTAAAACGATTTAGTCCTGATGGACGCCAAAAATTAAATTCATTTATTGAATATCCTTTAGAAAACTTGGACCTTTCTAGGTATGTGTCTGGTTACAATAAAGATTCTTATAAATATGACCTTTATGGTATTTGCAATCATATGGGTGGAGTTATGGGGGGGCATTATACTGCATTTGTTCGCAATTCAGAAAATGAATGGTATCATTGCAATGATAATAAAGTGGAATTAGTGGAAAATCCTGCATCAGTTGTTACTCCAATGGCATACTGTTTATTTTATCGTAAAAAAAATAACTTATTATAATATACTATACTATAGAATTAAATAATGAAAGAAAATTATTCAGATAAAGCTACAAAATACGCGGAACAACAAAGAAATATAGCAGATAACGTTAAGACAACTGGTAACGTTAAGACAACTGGTAACGTTAAGACAACTGGTAACGTTAAGACAACGAATGCGAGTCCGACGAATTCAATTCCTCCAAATTATAAGATAAATGGAAGCGTTAGTACTGACACACATAGACAACATTACAACGAACATGACAGAGAAAACGTGTTTAATAGCATATTTAACAAATCTAACATAGTATTTATTATATGGTTTTTAGCAATATATTTTATTGCGTATTTCATTTTAGGGTTTTTTTTTAATAAGGGCGGAGAAGTAATTAATTACCAACTACGTTTAAGTAGAACCATTGATATCATATGTTTATTCTGTTTACTTATTATCATAATATCAGGGTACGCTTCTTATTCGGATAACCAAAAAGAAAAGATTGTGCAAAACACAGTAAGCGACACAACTAGTTTTGTAAACGATCCTATGTCAATATTTTCTATGTTGTTATTTATTGTTTGCTTCTATATTGTGGTTTATTTATTTCGAATACCAATGGATCGAGAAACTAAACCGATTACTATTTCAATAATTGAAACAATTGCGTGGATATTATTCGTAATTATTATTTTTACTGATTTTTTTAAATATGTCCTTGGTATATCTTTTACTGATCTATTGGCCAAAATGTTTGATTGGTCTTCGTTACCCGATAATTCACATAAACGTCTACCAGTGGTTCAAGGAAATGTTGTAAGCGGTAACGTTGTAGCAGGAAATGTAGTAAGTTCTAAACCAATGGATGAGGTTTTTAACATATCTAATAATTTGTACACTTACGATGACGCACAATCTGTCTGTTCAGCGTATGGCGCAAAACTTGCAACCTATGATCAAATTGAACAAGCTTACGATCATGGAGCTGACTGGTGCAATTATGGGTGGTCTGATGGTCAAATGGCATTCTTCCCTACGCAGAAATCTACATGGCAAAAACTACAGAAAACTACTGATCATAAAAATGATTGCGGAAGACCTGGAGTTAACGGAGGTTACTTTGCCAACCCTTATATTAAGTTTGGTGTAAACTGCTACGGAAAAAAACCAGTTCCTTCTAACGATGACTTAGATAGAATGAATGCGCAAAAAAATCACGTATATCCTAAAAATGCTAAGGATATTGAACTAGACAAGAAGGTTCAATTCTGGAAAGATAACGCAGATAAATTATTAAAAGTAAATGCGTATAATAAGGACAAATGGTCGGAGTATTAAATTTTTATATATTTCATGAAATATATAAAAGCAATATAATTATTACATTAATGATTAATAACGATTATCAAATAGTTATTAGAAAATCTTATATAGATGGAATAGGTAACGTATTTAAAGCATTTATTTCTGCGCTAGGATTACAAGACAATGTAGTTGTTGAATGTAACAATAATTTTATGTATGGTAAATATGACACAATATTAGACGATAAATTTATATTTAAGAACTCAGGCGAAATAAAAAATGAATACTTCTATACGTCTAGGTTATTAGTTCAGAAATCGGAAGAAGATATCCAACAAAATATCCCTAACGAATTTAATGGAACTGATGGATGTCAAAATCGTAACTTAAATCATCTGTTTTCTTTTAGTAAATTAATAGATTCTAACTATGATCCAGGAAAGATATGTGATGTTATAAAAAATAGAGTATTTGCGAGTATTGACAAAATTATTTTTAAAGATATAATTATTAATGAATTCAATGAACACAAAAAAATAATGATTAATAAACCTTGCGACAACCTAGCAATTTCAGTAAGGACATGGAAAGCTAGTCATGAACATAACATTAATCGCCCATATCATTTTGATGTATATAAAAATAAAATAGTGGAACTATTAGAGAAAAACAAGAACATTAAAAATGTCATATTGTCAATAGATAATGATAGTTATTTAAATGATTACATTGAACTTTTTAAAACCCATGATGTTACATTGAATGTGTTATCGAGAAAGGAATATTTAAACGAACTACAATTTTCTATTATTAAAATATTATTACTGTCACGATGTCAATACTTAATAGCTAATAGAATTAGCACTTTCTCTGAATTAATATTCTGGTTCAGTAAATGCGCCATAAAAGTTTCTCCTTTATTCTGAGGGAACCACCTTTCTGTTTTTCCTAGTTTTTATTCCCGAATAAGGTTTTACAGAAGAAACCTTATTTAAAAGATTATCAAACATTAAATCCTCTATAACTAATGTGGGTGCATTTGCACTCTTTCCTTGTGCTGCGTTCATCTTTGAGCAATGATTGGTTTCTAAATATAATCCTACCGGAATGCCTAATTCATCGAATCTTGACAACCCGGTGTCTATGTTTATAATAGGAGATCCTCCTAAAATAACACGTTTATCGTTTTCTTTTTTAAGATGTGCCTTCATAGGATAAACTGCCCCTATTATGCTATTATCTCCACCTTTTATGAATTCATAGTCATTCGCGATCGGTCCAGTAATTTTTTCCATTATATATAAATATGTTCTATTTAATTATTGTATGTTCTCTTTATATCCGGAGAACTTGTGATTTCTCTATTTTCCTTTAAATAATTAATTATAAATTCAACTTGTTCTTTATTCGTAATAATATTATTTAATGTTTTTTCGATATAAGAATAAGATAAAGGTGAATATTCCTTTTTATCATATACACGAATTTCTCCGTCACTAAGTTTTACTTTATTATCTGGAAGATTATTATCGGTTATATATGTGCATATTTTTTCCGACAATTCATTCTTCATGCTTCTCATTTTTCGAGTTTTCTCATTTACTATTTTAAGTTGACTATCAATTAATGCCCATTTTCTAACGTTTTCAACAAACTGCGATTTTGGATTAATAGTTATTTCGCTGCTCATTTTATAAAATATAACTACATATTGAAATATCAATGATATACGCAAATTGTAATATAATAAACAATATTACAATTATTTAACGTCTTCTGCTGCTTCCTCGTCTACGGTGGCGGCGCGATCTTCGGCTTGTTCCTGAAAATCTTCTTTTTCTAATAGAATCTCTAGCATATAAAAGAGCAGCAGGAAGAGCAATATCACTTACGATAGCGCCACCCTTTGTAGGAACAATAGCTTCTGGATCCTTTGTTGCAATTACATTGCCATGTCCAGCATGTTGTTGTCCGGGGCCTCCGTATACAGCTTGTCCCCAAGAAGAAGTTGTATAATCTCCGCCTCTCATTCGACGCATAGTTCTCTTTCGTGAATGTCTAGCCATTTTATAATATATATCTATATTTTATTTTTCATAGTCAAAATCTTGTTGTTATAATTATGCTAAAGTTTTTGACTGAATAGTTAAACGAACTAACAATACTAAAATTGCTAAAACAATAAAAAATAAAAACAAATTATAAAAGCATAGCAGCCATAAATACAAATATATTTCATTATAAACTATATTTCCAATTGGTCTTATAATTTCTTTAACATCTTTACGAATATCTTCATTCTGAAAGAATTCAATACATGAATCTCGAATACTTTTCATATCATAGTTAAAAAAATGCAATAGAAAAATGTTGCGGTATAAACGTATAGTTTTGTTTTTGTAATTTTGTAATTAGAATTATTAATTTATTAAATTAGTATATATGAAATTCAATATTTTAATTGCGTATTCCATACAACTATTTCATCTATTATTATGTGTCTTTGCATTTATAGCGCCATATTTGACTAATAATACACTATATTTGAGCTGTTTTATATTCTACTACGCAATAGTATTAACATTATGGTACATTAACGGTGGTTGTTTCATAACAAATATTGAGAATGAGCTTAAGGAAGAAAAATATTCAAAAAAATCCTACGTAAGTAATCTATTTTCAAATATATTAGGTAAGCATACTAAGACAGTGATTGCAATTGTTCCATTGTTAAATATAACAGTATGTTTATATAAGATAAATCTCAACAAGAATAAATAATAAATTAGGGGATTCATTCGTATAATCAAGGTAAGATTTTTATTCTCAAAATATAAGTAAAATTAATGGATATCTACGATACAACCGATTCTTTCGATTTTGAAAAGTTGATTCTTACAAAGCCAACATTAATTTCTGGGGGAAATTACTTTATAAGATGTTTAGTAAATAATAATCCATTGTACATTCAACCTCCCAAATGCAAAACAAAACAGGGTTTTACTAAAGTGGGTAAACGGTTCTCGTGCGATTTAATGTTTACTAATGAAAATGAAAATTTTATAAGATGGATGGAGAATTTAGAGAACTATTGCCAACAGTTTATTTATAAAAATAGGGAGAAATGGTTTGACGGAGGCATGGAGTT